CGTGCTGATGAGTATGAGAAGGAACTTGTGAAGCGAGGGATTATCAAATGAATACTCAAGAAAACACAAACGCACGCCCAACCGTAGACAAAGTGATTCCAATTGCTAGGGCATTTTACGCAAAACCGGGGAATCAATGCGGCGGAAACCTTCACATCGTTCTGGACGACGGGAACGTAAAAGATTCCCACGTTCTTTTATGCATTGAGGATGCGGAAAAGAGTGGGGATTCTTATGGCGCAGAACTTGGCAGAACGCTTATGCGCATGACCAAAACGCAGCGACTAGAGGTATATCGCGGACTTTATTTTACGCCATGATTAACCCGCAAGAATGGGAAGACCTAGGCTTTAGTGACTACGCTGATGAGATTCGGCGTGACGCACACCTTAGAGCCTGCGATATTTACGCGCTAGAGTTAGAACGCCAGCAAGAACGCGAAGAACGCCAGCGCCAGATGCGGAGAAAGCAACGTGAAAAGAAGTCCACTAAAGCGAAAGACTAGGCTTAACCGCGTAAGCCCGCGTAAACGTGCATTGCGTGCGGATTACGCCAAAGTAAGCGCGGAACACCTAGCGGAGTATCCCCGCTGTCAGATTGGGCCTAGAATCAAAGCGGCTGGCTATCAGGTGGACTGCTGGGATAAGGCTACACATATTCACCACGTCAAAAAGAGGGGAAAATATCTCTGTGACCGCAACTTTTTCCTTTCATCTTGCAGCGGGGAGTGTCATCCTCGCTTTGTTCACGAAACTAACGTAAAAGAAGCTTATCAATTAGGATTACTACAATGAAACCTGAAGAACAAAGAATTGCGATTGCGGAAGCATGTAACTGGCCACCATATCGCTTTGGCGCAACGTGGATAACTACGGGTTGGCTTGAGATTCACGGACTAGATGGAACGCGAGACTACCTGAACGACCTCAACGCGATGCATGAGGCTGAAGGCAAATTAAGTGAGGACCAGTGGGACCAGATGTTTAGTGAACTAATTTCAATTTGCTGGCGAGATGCAGGAGCAACGCAACGCAAGGGGCGTGGACAGCAAAAGGTGCTTTCGCCTTCACGCGCTACCGCCAAACAACGTGCCGAAGCCTTCCTTCGCGCGCTTAATCTCTGGAAAGACTAACCACTTTACACTCCAGCGACTCCATCGAGCGGAGTCCAAACCTAACCTTAATCGGCTCAGGCTGTGGATTACCGGAACCTTATCCGCCACAGGGTTGCTGGGGTGTTACTTTACTACTATGAAATTCAAAATCACAATGAAAGACCCGGACGGCGTTTATGACGCTATCCAAGAAGCCGCGCAAGCCAGCGCACGGGAAGTCAAAGGACTGGATAACGATGAGCTAGACGCATTGGCTGCATCACGCGAGGGCGCAATCAAAGAAGTCTGCCGCAAGTGGATTTCTCACGGTGAATACATCACCATTGAGATTGATACCGAAGAAGAAACCGCAACCGTAGTGCCACGCAAATAAATGGACTCCTTATTTGAACTTCCTGAAACACCTTCGCCCCGCCTAAAGTGGATGCGTGAGAATAAGTGTATCACGTTCCACTTGCTACCCGGCACAGATGGCTCTCTTTGGATGGCCGACTTTGACCGTGGAGACTACACTTACACCACGCCAGCGGACTACTTCTGCCAGCTTTGCGGATACGACGACGATTCGCGTATTGGCACAGGCGAGACCGAAGACGAGGCTATCATTGACCTTTGCCTGAAGTCAGGCGTAAAACACTGGAGTATCTTATGACCACCGAAGAACTAGAAGCACTAAACGATTTCGCCTACCGCAAGGATATGGTGCCATGCCTGCCGCTATTGCGTAAGGCTGTGGCGGCTATCCTTATGGAGCGCGTGGAGTTGAAGAGTGAGATTGAGGACTTGCACATGGAAAGCGCGTTAGGCAACAAGGACCATACGCTTACCGTAAAAGAGGATTGGAGTCCTTACACGTTTGGCGGCGAGTCAAACATTGACGGAATGAAGTATGCTGAATACGGTATAAACTTTGACGACGTATCAATTCACGGCATCAGCCCCGAGCAAATGATTGCGCTTAGTAAAGTAATGGTGGACCACTTGCTGCTTAACGGCCATCGCTTTGAGATTCGCAATACCTACCAGCAAGACCAACACGAAGAACTGGTTTGCTTAGACAAGTAACTTAATCCTTACGCAAATAAGCCCCAACTTACGGTTAACGTAGGCTGGGGCTTTTAGTTTTAGCTAACTGCGGCTAACTGAATCTCTTTTACGGCGCGACTCAGGTTATTCGGAAGTATGCCGTTGGCGTGCGCAAGTTGCTTTTGCAGTCCATGAGGTCTAGGTTTAGGCCAAAGGAGATACTCCAGCGCAACCAATGTAACGGCGGGATTGCGAGGTTGCCCAGCTTTAGGCGGGAGACTTACCTTGGCGCTGATTAACTGACTAGGCCAGTGATTCATACCTTAAACAGTCCTCTATCAAATTGCATCTCAATAGAGCGCCCATTTACGCCTAGCCTGCGGCCTGCTTCAATCCACGCCCTACGCTTACCCAAGTAAGGCTTAAACTGTTCCGCGAGTTTCAGGCAAGCTAGTTTCTGTTCGTCGCTATACTTTGGCTGAGTCCTGCGGCGTTTGATTACTTCGGTCTTGTTGTTCTCTAGTGCGCGGACCCGTGCGTGCTGGCGGATAACCTCTTTGGATATGCCTACGATACGTGACGCCTCGCCTATGCCTTCGGTCTTGGCTAAGGCTACGGCTTCGTCTAGGATTAGCGTGGAGTGGAGCTTACGTTTGTTCTGTGTGTCGGGCATGGTATTACCAGTTGCAAGGATTAGCAATTACTTCGCCGCCGTTGCGGATAACGAACTTTGCGGCTAGGTCTGAGTCTTCAAACGTAAGTAGGGTTCTCCCGCTGTAGTCGTAGCGCCACACGGCGTAAGGATGGGATAAGGAGCACATGGTTATTCGATTGTTACTAGCCCATTGCGGTGCATCCCCATCACTTCGGCTGCGTGCGGGTCATCGCTGGAAATCTCATGCTTCACCGCAACCCGCGTAATGACAAACCCGCCATCCGTCCGCTTCTGCTTAAATCGAAACTCAGGATTGCGGCGTGCCGTAGCGCTAAGGATAGGGCTAATCTTTTGCGCGGGTCCATCGCAGAGAGGAACAGTCAGGCTTTCGCCTACGGCTAGACTTAGGAGTGGCCACTTTACTTTGCGGCCTGTTTTTACTTTGGGTGTTACTGTTTCAGTGTTCATAATATTAGATTCCGTATGCTGAAAGGTGTTTGCGTGCTTGTTCTTCTGTGGCAACAATACAAGAATTATAGAATGGTCCTCCGCGAGACCAAGTGTATCCTAGGCTACACACGCCAACCCATTCGGAAAATATCCACCATCCAAGATTAACCTCCGGCACGTAGCGTCCATCAATTAGCTTTCTTATTCTGTGGTTTTCAGTGTTCATAAGATTATTTCCAGCGCAGTTTAAGCATTTCCACAGCCTCAGCCGCGATAGCTTGACGCATATGATGGCCGTTGCCAAAGACTAATCCTTCGCGCTCCAGTTCTTCAAGGATTTTAGTAGCCTCGTAGACCTTGCACTCTAGTTCATTTTTGACTGATTCGTAATCTCTGTTTGGTGTTTCCATGAGACTATCCTTACGCTTTGCGCGTGAGTTGCAAGTTAAAAGTTATATCCCGCCGCAAGTATCTGCACCATTAGTGACAGTAGCCTACTCGCGCTTGTCTTAAGTAAGGACTCGTCCGGCGAAAGAACGGGAAAGTTAAGGAACCAGCGGGAGTCGAACCCGCACCACCGAAGATTGTCCGGTCTCTATCCGTTAAGTTATGGTTCCTCGCCATCACTAGGACACTGAAGTATGCTTAACGCAAGCGGAAAGTTGGGTTAGCGGTAAAACTTATGATATGGCTTCCGAACCGGCCTGAACGGACTGTGGTTAAATCGGTTGGCCAACTGTAAAAGCTTAATGTCGTCTAGCCCTTGGATGTTATCGTAAGAGTAGCCTTGTTCGCGTAGCCACTGAATCACATGCTTGCGGCGCTTCTTGGCGTGCTTCATTTTCTTGTGAAATTTGAGCTCGGAAATTTTGGGTGCCTTTACCTGAGCGAGTTTCTTTCGGTTCTCCGCTGCGCGCTTCTTAGTTTCAAATACCCCCGCCAAATAGTCCTTGGTCCTGATTCTCTTTTCATCCGAGGGCGCGTCACTTTTCAGGTATTCGCGCATAATCTCTGACTTATGTATGTCCTCGTGGCACCCGGCGCACAGAGGCATTAAGTCATTAGGCGTAACGTCTAGCAGGTTGTGATAGTTTAAGTGATGAACCTCTATGTTTGCGATACTCTCGCACGCGTTACAACGGCAACCCCACACATCAATAGCACCAGCGCGAAGGCATTTCCAATGGTCTGACTTTAAGTATTGGTGATATGCAATCTGTCTTTCAGTGAGCATGTCGCAATACTTAGGCGAAAAGATACTCCGTCAATTTCGCGCTCACTCAGGGCTAAGCGTAGTAGCATTGCTAATCGTAAGCCTGCGCAGGATAGACTTATTCTGCTTGCGCCGCGCCTCGTTTGGCGTGAGTCCAAGCTGCATGGCTTTAGTGATTCGCTCGGGATTAACCGCAGGAACATAGTTAAATTTAAGCGGGTTTGAGTCTAGCGCCCACCATACGCCGTATCCATAGAACATTTGAGTCTTCATAAAGTATTACTTACACCCCCAGCACTCCACATCCGAAGTCTTACCCTTCGGCTCCCTGAGTTTAGCCGCAAGGCCGCAGTGCCAGTCATTCAGGCTACAGCTAGGCGCGTTTAAGTCTAACTTACCCCTACCTAAAACCATTAGCCGCCTTACTACTTCTAAGGAGTTAGCGGCAGATACTACTTTTAAGGAGTTACTTACGGCATACTTACACTTACGGCATATCTCCACGCGGTTAGCCTCAGTTTCTTCGGTAGCCAACTCGCTATCCTTAATCGGGCTACCCCAAAGCTTATTCAGCCATGACCAGTAGTGCGCCATTGCAGGCGTTTCTGTGGCTTTTACGGGCTTTTGAGACCCCCGCTGGACTCTGGATACCACCCAAGGATATTTTAGGCCGCAAATCGACTCTAATTCAGCCTCTACGTTGCCTTGCGGTAGGCCGTTAGACGTGCGGTATTGCTGGACTTTGAGCACTAGGCTGGCTAAGTCTGAGTCGCGCAGGGTTACTCCGCTGGCGTCAGGGAACTCATACTGTCCGTTGGGCGGTAACTGCGGGTGATTGTAGATTAAAGGCATACTTTCTCTTTTGCGTTAGCCCAAGCAGCAAGCAAGACTTTTTGCACTTTCTTTCCGGCTAAAGTAGGGCTTACGCTTAGGCCGTGCGGTAGTTTGTGTATCTTGAACCTGACTCTTTCGCCGCCCACTTCGACTGTTACGGTAGCGAAGGCTTTTACTCGGGGTGCGGGAGTATAGGGATTAACGTAGTTCTCTACGTATTCAGCTTGCCGCGCTAACTTTTTCTCTAGTCTGCGGGCGGCGTCTAGTTGTCTGTGGCTGGAACGCCATCGGTTGTAACTTTGCCATTTTCCGGCACTTGGAGAAGTTAGTTGATTCTTCATGTGGCTGAATCACTGGTTCGGCAGAAGAAGCGTTTCGAGTTCGCTGGTGAGTTTGGCGCGGCGCTGCGTCGTTGAGTAGGTCTCTACGTAAGCGTTGCAGATTGGTGCGCTCATCGAAGGGCCGACCGAGTATCCCGACCGCTTGCCTTCGCCGGGTCGTTCTCGCGGGCACTCGCGGCTTTTCATCCACTTGTCGCAGTCGCCGCACTCTTGGCCGCATTTCTTGATGTCCGCACGTAGTTCAGCGATTCGCGCCTCGCGCTGAATCCATGCGCCCATGTCGCCGGCCCAGTTCCATAGTTCGCTGCCGTCCCGCGAGATTGTCGCCGGAAGTGACGGAGCCGAACGGGGGTCCAGAGCCAACGAGCCTGCGGGTCCGTCCGTTGTCGTGAGTTGGTTTTGCGTATTCATGGTTTCGGTTTTTCGCCGCAGTCTCGCGGCTCATACCCGGTGTTCGGCAAAGAGAGTAGCGCGAGCACCCGGCGAGCCTCATGTGCGGCGTTTGCACGCACGTCGCCCTCGCATTCATGCGGGCACGCCGCAAGCAGACCGCGCAGGGCGCGACGAGTGGTTAGCAGCAAGCGCCCCGTATCGTCCTCAGACTGACACGAGGGACATTCCGCCAGCCGATGCGGGGCTTCTCCGCACAGTGAGCAGACTGCCGAACTGTCGCCAGAGCCAACGCTCGGGGCTGTCAGGGTCTTCGCTTCGGTGTGCAGTGGTTTCATGATTTAGAGGGGCGTGGCTCAGCTTGAATGTTCGGCTCAGAAAAGAAGGCGCGCGGGTTGCCTTCCTCGCGCCGCTGGCATGCGGCCTCTTCTTCGTCAGCCCACGCCTTCACGGCAGCGTCAGCGGTCGCGAGATACTTTTCCCGCAGGTCTTCGCGCAGGCATCCCCAGCGGACAGGGATGGATTTATTTCGGCAGTCCATCCGGTAGAATTGCATCGCTGCATATTCGCGGAAGACGGAAGCCGAACCAGACGCCACAGCGCAACTCGGGCCAGCGGACTTTTGCGGCTCCGGCGCGCATTGAAGGGAAGAATTTGCAGTGGTCATAAAGTCAGGGTTGGCCCGAGTTGCTGAGCTGGGTGTTCAGCCAAGAAGGGCCATGAGGTGCATCGCCTGCGATTTGGCATCGTCGAGCGCGTTGTGATGCGTGCCAGCGCGCGGCATCGGAACTTCTGGCCGTAGGCTTTTCATCGTGCGATAGCAGCGGTCGTTGTAGAATTTCCACGGGCGCGGAAGTTGCGCGCGGTCGTAGGCGTCGCCGAGCAGCACGTTATCGAAGCCCGCGCCGTTGCCCCAGATTTCGGCATCCGCGTCGGCGAGCCAGATCGAGAATTGCCGCAGCACTTCGGCGATGTGTTGCCCCGGCTTCGTGATTTCGATGCGTGCGGCGTTCTCCTGTTTGAGCCACCACATGACCGTTGAGGTGTCCATGCGCAGGCCGAGAGCGACGCAGCTTTCCGGGTCCACGCGACCGTAGAAGCTGTCGATGATTTCTCCGTTACCAAATTTCACCGCGCCGATGGCGACGATGACCGAGCCCGGCTTTTGGCCGAGCGTTTCGAGGTCTAGCATTACTTGTGTTTTCATGAGTTTAAGAGTCGGAGGCTGAACCAGACGCTACAGCACAACGGCGCGTAGCGCCGTGGCTGACCTTGGTGTGTTCCGTTTAATTTTCATGCCCGCAGAAAGCCATACTTTCTAGCCCACCGCAAGTAAATTATTCTACTTCCAACTTACTCTGCGCGTAACCATCCTCAATATCAAGAGTATCCGCCTCATCAGCATTTTTCAGTGAGACCTTCTCGCGCCCTTCCTTTTGCCCAGTTTCAGGTGTAGCCTCCTGCATACCCGGAATGATATTCATTCTCTGGCGCACTAGCTCTAGCAGTAGCGTAGACACGTCGGCTTCGTCGGGTGAACCCATGCGGGTTCTGGCGCGATAGACTTCCTTGGCTTCGATTCTCACTTTGCCACCCTTTACGTTATTATACCTGCGGGTAGTCATTTGGCTAAACAACTCAGGGACTTGCAAGGTAGGATTCATTAGCACCGCGCAAACGATAGGGTCCAGCCACCGCTTAAACGCAAACCACAACTCAGTTACTTTGCCGTCGTAAATATCGTAGGCCGTCTGTTGGTCCTCACTAATGACTTTAATCTCGCTCGCTTTCTCTCCAAACTGCACACCCAAGACGTTTCCCCAATACTTGACCGCGTGAGACCATACGCCAGCCGCGTTACCAGTAGCGTCCATTGCCACATCTTCAGGCTGGATACCCATTTGCTTACACCGCCCCATGACCTCCTGAATAACTTCTACCGTGTTGTTGGTCTTAGGCAGCGTAAAGATTTGGTCTATAACTAGCACATGGCGAGTCTTGCGGCGACCGGGATTAAGCCTATCCTCAAACCACGTCATTTGCCCCTTAATATCGCGCCATCCTGCGGCCTCTCCCCAACGACCTACGGCCATTAGAGCCTTGTCTGAGCCTTGCAACGCAGTATCCACGGCGGCGATAGTAGTTACTTTGCCTACGTAAACTGGTTCACCCTTCTGTGACTGCATCCAGCCCGGAGGAATGACAGTCCACGCGCTATCACTGAGAGGAGGAAAGCCACGCGCCAACGCCCAATATGCGGCTGACTTATCACCCTGCTTTAGAAACCCAAGATAGGCTTCGTAAGTGTGCATACCGGGATAGATTACCTTGCGCTCTACGACGTTCTCAAAGTTCTTCGCGTCTAGTCGCAGCACGTTGTAGCCCGACTTACCAACCCACTTGTAAAGCGTGTCTACCTGCTCAATGTCCCAGCCGTCTTCCGGCTCTGCCATCTGCACGCACTTGCTGGTAAGGTCGATAGGGTTGTAGGCTATGACTATCTTTACTGTGTCGCGGCTAGGGTCAATGGAAGCCTCGGTAGTCTTAATGTCCTCGTAAGCACCGGCAGGGACGGACGTTCCTTCGTCTATCAGGATAAGGACGCGGCTGGAATTGCCATACTTTGGATGCGCGACTTTGCGGTAGGGCTTAGGCTTCTTACCACGGAGAGCGCCGGATGAAACTTGGGACTGCTTCAGTAACACGCCCTCAATCTTCATCTCAGGCAGAGCATCATCCATGCGGATAGTAAGGTCCGTCTCGTTAATCTTAATCCGCTCTTTATCGTTGTCCGTGATGGGCAGTGCGCAGGCATTATGCAAGGCCACGATATGCGAGAACAGGTTAGACCTAAGATGGGCCTCGTTGACCGCGCAAAGAGTTACGTTGGTCCACATCGGGTCCATTCGCCAGAACAAATAGAACAGCACGCCACCTGAAAAAGTTTTGGAAAGTGACGACGAACCCTGAATTAGCAGGCGTGAGTGTAGCGCAACCTCATCGAACACCGCACGAACCACGCTAGGATTCGCGTTAAACATGGTGTTACCCCAAAGGAGAACAGCCTGCTCACGGAACAGCCCCGCGTCATGCAGATTCCTCTCTAGCGCCTGCAACGCAATCTTGGCGTCCTTCTCATTATCCACGCGCAAGTCCACGCCATCGGCAGCAAAAGCTAGATTCGCCGCTCCAATCCAATCACCTTCTGCTATGGTCTCATGGATGATGCTTAACTGTGCGCTGTTCAAGTCTCTATTACTTTCTCCGCAGGCTTAAGCTCCTCAATCTGCTTCTTGCCTAGACTGTTCAGCTTGCGAAGTTTCTCCTCAAAGGAATTGTTACTAGCTTCTACTGCACCTTGGATGCCTGCCTTGACCATGCCAGCGGCGAGTTTACCAATTTCAGAGTTAGTCGTAGGCAAGGATACGTCACCTTCGCCTTCTTGCGAGTGCGCAATCTTGTTAATCTCCTCTACGGATTTTGCGGCTGCGGCTAGTTCCTTAAGCTGTGCGGGCTCCATCTCTACGTTCTTGGCTAAGATGTAGCTAAAGGTCTTGTCCATGACGGCACGCAATTTAGCCCCTACCAGTTGGGCAGCAGCTTTGTTGGCATTTACGTTAAGTGGCACGCGGAACTTATCCCCGTCGTGCGTCTTTACCGTCAGGGAGTCTACGAACTTACGCTCACTTTGCTGCTTACGGCGACGTGGTTTAACTACGGCTACAGTGGCAGCGGGAGGGATAACTAACTCCTCAGACATTAAAGTTCTTTTGGTTTATCCATGTCCTTTGCCATCTCACGAAGCGCCCTGAATGTAGCATAGACTTCAATTACCGGCCAGAACAATGCAGCAAACGCAGCAAACAATCGAAGTTTCCAAATAGGGTAATCGGAAAGTTGAATGCTGGCGAAGAAGTTAAAGTAGGCAAAGTAAATCGGCCCAACGTAGCACCCCAATAGAAATGGAATCAGGAAGCTCATTAGTTGCTCTCAGGCTTGCGCAAGGATTCATCGCGGGAGATAATCTCAATCTTGCCGTCCTTTACGTTCTGCGCGAACTCCTTCTTGGCGAGTTCCATAGTCTCTTTCAACTTGGCATCTTCCTTCTCTACGAAGGCGTCAAAGATAGGCTTAGCGTTCTGGATACCGCCAATCTTAAAGTGGTCGTCCAAGGCTTCAAGGCAGATAATAAGGTAGCTCACGCGCTCCTTGAGCCATTCATTGTGGCGCTCAAGTTCTGCGATTTTCTTTTCGGCGTCTACGAGAAGCTGTTTAGGCGTGCGGATAAGGCGATGGTCTTTAAGCATAGGTGGTTAGTGAGTAGTGTTTTGCCGTGGTTGGCAAGTGTTTATTCGGTCCAAAGTCCATAAACGCGCAAGAACGCTTCTGCCCGTTGTTGAGATGTAGCCATAGTAGCTCCCAATGTTCCGCACGTATCCTGCAAGATTCGCACGTATTCTGAGCGAGTTCCATCTTTCATGGAAAGTGATTTCTCGGCCTCATGCATCGCGTTTAGGTCGTTTAAGTAGTCGGGACAGACTCTAATAATAGCATCTTCGCGTGAATAGCCGATAGAGTCGTAAACCGATTTTCCATTCCTTTTTCCAATCCACCCACCCATGCTTCCTTGATTTGATTCTGCGGTATAGCCGCACGCTTGCGCTATCGCAATTCTTTGTTCTTCAGGTTTCATAAGTTAAATCTCACTCGGTTGTGCGCTTCTTGTCCAGCGCAATCAGTAACTTTCTAGCAAAAGGATTAGCCGCGTTATCCGCAACGTGCCAGTGGAAGCAATGCTTTACCTTGTTCCCTAGCTTAGTCTGCGGCGCGTAAGTTCTAGTATGCCACTTACACTGACACCCGTTTAGGTCGTCCGTAAGGTCTACGTGATACACCTCGTTTGAGCTAGTCCGGCTCTTAACTAGCCAGCGCAGGCCGTAAACATCCTGCATCTCGGCTAAGTAGGTGTTCTCTGCCTTAATCTCCATTACTCGTAAGGTTCGTAAGTGTCCTCTACGTCGTCGTAAATCACGCCCCAAAGTTGCTCATTCTTCAGCCACCATTTGTTGTAGGCTGCGTTGAATACTTCAGGCTGCTTAACTCTCAGCCACATGCCGAAGGATTTGCCGTTCTTTAGTGCTTGGTGATAGTCTGCGATATACTTGGAAACAGAGTCTACTTCGATTCCGTATTCGTTTAGGTATCTCGCAAATTCGGTTTTGGTGGTTCTCTTAGCGGGCATTAAAAGTTAATCTCCAATGCGGACACATCCGTAATTTCCGCCTCGCTTGCAGAAAGTGAATGTTCCGCTAATCTCTCCGCGAACCATATTCGGGATAAATGAATCGTTCATATCCGTCATAAACACAGTTACTTTTCTTCCAGTCAATGAAGACTTGAAGTAGAAGTATGCCGCAGAACGTCCGCGACCGTAGGTGTCATACACAAGAGTATCTTTCTTGGCGTAATTAGGAATCCAAATGACTCGGTTATACTTTCCGATTTCATCTGGTGATGGCAGGCCGAAGCGGCTCTTTCTTGGTGTGTCAAATAGCTCTAGCCCCATTTGCTTATGACTAAACGCGGTAAGCTTGATTCTCTTTGCGTCTTCACCCCACCCGTGTTCCACGCACACATTGGTTCCGTCCCAATCTTTCGCTGTAAAAGTTTCGGCATAATCGTAATCAGGATAGTGCAACTGATTGCCGAACACATCGAAAGGAATATCGCCAACGTATGTCTTTGGTTTCTTGGTCATAGTGTAAAAGTAGGTTCCCATTTACCCTTAGGCCAATAGTCTTTGCTGCTCATCCAGAGCCAAGCAAGACACAGGAATTGCTTATAGCCAAGCTCTAATTCATCGCGGCTCCACAGTCTAGCCACGGGATAGTCCACGCGGTCTGACGGGACAGCCACAGACTGAAAGTTAATCCGTTCGCCGGTATTGTGCTCCTCGGTCTTAGTGTAAAAAGCACCTTGAATCAGCCAGCTTTCGTAGAAGTCACTGTTCTTAATCGGCTTTCCCTTGGTATCCTTAGTCTTCCAATCCGCAATGATAAGACCATGCTCGCGGTGGATTCCCTTGTAGTCGCACTTACCAGCCACGCCGATACGGTGGTCTGCGATAAAGAACTCCGCGCTAATCTGGCGTGTGTGCGTAGTCTCATACCATTCCGCCCACTGCTTTACGTGGCCAGCGATAGACTCATCCTCACATGGCGCAGGGTAATCCTCAATAGCCTTATGGATGCGCGTTCCTTTGTCCGCTGCTTCACTCCCCTTGCGCTTGCCCTCCTTGATAATGCGAGCGGCGTATTCCTCGTCAGACTCCCACTCATCGCGGGCCAACTTAAACGTAGCCTTGATAAGCTCATTCTGCTTCCAAATCTCTAGGCCGGGCTGAGCCAGAGTGTCCTTAATGATAGTGGAAGGAGAAGGATAAAAGCCGAACTTCCGCGCATCACGCAAGCCTGCGTCGTAACGGGCAATGATACCGTCCGGCGTGGACTCGTAGTAATGAGAAGAAGATTCGGCTTTTACGTAGTTCATATCTTATGCCTTAACCAACGACTTTGGAATGCCGTCATTATCAATGGTCTTCTTGAAGCCAACATTTGCGGCGAGATGGAAGCACACAATACCTTCTGGAGATAAATATCCGGGAGCTGCCACACTTCCGTTTTGCTTAAGCCACGTAATAGATTCTTCGCAGGCATCGGTTGTAAACATTCCGCGATACATCACAGGAACAAGACCAACGCACTCAGGAAGCACCTCCTGATACTTTTCAATGCGCGGGTCTGCTGATTGAATTTTTGCTGGAGTTTGCCCATGCAAGCACCAGCGAGATACATTGAAAAGGCTAAGGCGTTTTTCCTTAATGCCATAGCCGCGCTGAATCTTGCCGCCCCACCACTCTCCGAAGTGACGGCCAACACCAAGCTTCATCAGGCAGTCTTTATTTGCGTGAGCCCAAGCGGAAAACCCAAAGTTATCGTCACTGGGGGTAATCCAGCGAGTGCGTGAACCAGTCAAGAACTGGCCGTCTTCCGTGATGAGAATCTGCGCGTTTGTGCCATCAATCTTTTCAGTAATGATACACTCGCGGGAGAGTCTGCCCATCTTGGGGAACTCTGTGAACTGATTTGTTTCATTCATGGCTTAATCCTCAGAATGGCACGTCTTCGTCTGCGCTATTATCAGGGAACGCCTGACCATGCGGATTACCCTTGGCCACCGGCTTACCCTCGCCGCCACCAAGTTGCTTGCCGTTTCCGACATACACCTTCTTGGCCTTAGCCTTACGCTCATCTTGCGACTGGCTTACGGCTGCGCTAAGGACGTTACCGAATTGGTCCGGTTCGTCGTTAATGTAAATGATAAGGTCCAGATACTTATCTGTCTTACCAGTGAACCACTTTTCAACAGGGACGCCCTTGAGCGCCTTGGAACTTAACTTGAGTGAGTAGATTTGACTCATTGTGTTTTTAGGTTAGGGTTAAATTATTCTCCGTTGTAAGGATTAGCGTCACACGCAACCAGCAGGATAATCAGTATCATAAACAGAGTCCATGCGATTGCGGGGTCCATTAGCGCTTAAGCCACATGGCCAGTAAAAGGATAACCGCAATGGCAGTGTATGCCGTAATCATTGCGATGCGTTCTTGCTTACTCATTTTCAAGTGAGTCCCAAATATCAATTGCTTTATCGTAGCCCTGCCAGTTATCAACACCAGCCTGCTCAAGACAATTAAGCCAGAACTTTTGCTCAAGAAGACGGTCATATTCCGCCTTCGTAATAGTTACCATTTCAGTTTTGTCGGTTTCCATGTCCACAGTTAATGGACCATGAGATAGCCGCCGTCAACTACTTTTTCTTAGAAATCTTCGTGCCGTATTTCTTAGCCCACTTCTTGGCAATCTTCGGATGCTGGCTAAAGAGGAAGGCGCGTTGCTTTACTGAACGGAATGGCATGGTTATTGGATGAGTTGCGAGAGTTGTTCTGCCACGTCGTTAGTCAGAAGTCCCTTCCTTGCTTGTTCCGCAAGATAGGCCGCACGCTGTTCCGCAGGAATCTCGGCTAGCTTCTTGGCGTAATACTGGGCACGGAAACCGCCAGCTACAGAGTAGGAACGTTTAATCACGCGGTCCTCATAAGTAAGCCCGCGCTGAGAATCCTGAATCTCCTCGGTAAGTTGGCGCTCTACGTCGGGCGTAACCAGTCCACCGCGAACGGCATCAATCAGAACCTTTTGGCGCTCTTCCGGCGTCTCTTTGGATAGGATAATCTCAGCCAATTCTGACGCAATCTCTTGCGCTTGAATCCGCATATCCGCACGTCCGCGTTCTGCCGCCTCGGCATCCTCAAGAAGTTGCTGGTTATCCGTTCTCTCAGAGCGATAGAAGCGACCAAGCATAGGGCTAACGCCTTCCTGCGGATTACCGGGGCTTACTTTAGGCGGGGCAAATTGACGGACAAAACCACCCGTAAGACCTTCGGTGATTTGCTGGAGATTAGCCGGAGAGCGCAACACTTCAGGAAGTGCGTCAGGCATGGACTTAGCCACATCCTTATAAACATCCGGCGTATTCTCAGTGTAACGCAATTCAGGGCTGGCGGCTAGACGTTCACGCGGAACCGTTTCACGCCCCGTAAAGAAGTTGCGGTTAGCCGCTATCTCAATGGGCAAACGAATGGCCGGATTTAGGCCGGAAGCGGCACTAGAGAGCCTTTGCTGCGTAGTGTCACCGGAGAGGTTAATCGGAGACATTGTTTCAAGGAACTTCTCACTGAAGTTAGAAGCAATATCCGTGAAGCCCTGCGGATTGGTATCCTTCGCATAGTTCACGAAGTCCTCAATGGTGTTACCAATTAGACCCGGAAACTCGCGCTTAGGAACGCGATAGTAACCGCGAATCTGAACGCCATCCTTGTTCGCAAAACGATACGGCGTGCCAGTTCCAAGCACCGTAGCCTTACCCTCGGCATCCTGATACAGCGGGATGTGGTAGAAACGGTCCTTCTCCTCTTGCGGGATTTGCTTGTAGTCCTCAGCGTTATCATCCTGAAGGTTATACACGGCAAGCGCAGCCGCAGGGAGGGCAATAAGGCTACCCATTCTAGCCCAAGCCGCACCTGCATCTTTGGCGTTACCTTGGCGGAAAGGATTTAGTCTAGCGAAGTCAGCCGTAGCGCCCTGCCAACGGGGGTTAAGGAATGGCAGGATGATGTTAAGCGGCTTCATGTCTACGCCAGCGCGGGCAAAGTCGGGCGAACCAGCGTAGTTGCGAATCTCCGTAACAATCTCCGGCCAACGGCGCTCAAACTCAGCGGGCGATAGTTCGTCTAGCCGCTCAAGTCTTTTGGCGCGTTGCAAGCCCCACAGCTTGGTTGTTTCCTCTAGTGTGTTAGACAGAAGCGAAGCGGCCTTAAGGGGTTTCTCCAAGCCAAAGTTAGATTCAACCAGAGTCTCGCCCACCTTCATATTCTTCGGCATCCGACTGGCAAAGGCTTCAGGGGTAAGCACGCGGGCCAGCGTAGAATTAGCAGCACCCGACCGAATCCACTCATCATAGAGCGCGTTAGGCTTGTTAAGCAGATTGCCACTGACCGAAGAAGCTAGGGCTTTGGGCCACTCGATTGCAGTCCAAAGGAAGTCTTGCGGGCCACGGAAACCGTAACGGCTAATGATGCCTAGGCGAATAGGGTCAAAGATAAGCGCGTTGGATAAGTTAAACGGAACGCTAAGCCCGGTTGCGCCAGCTTTAAACACACTGGAAATCTTACCGAGCCCGCCAAGAATCATTCCGGTTTCTTGTCCGTCCAAGCCCGCAAGAGAATCAGCAATAGGCTTAGATACTTCCATGTATCTTTTATCGCCATTAACAAAGTATGACACTTTTTCATAGCCTTGGCGTGCGTCCGTATCTGGCCCGATAACATTAACGTAGTCTCCATCAGTGTCCAGCTTGGATAGCGTGGCGAGTTCGCGCAACTTACGGTTCTTTTGAGCTAGGATATAGCCCTTGTAAACCTGCTCTGCGGCTACGTTGCTAGGTGCATCAATGCGAAAGTCTGTGTCGTCAATGCCGGTAATCTTTTTGGCCAGTTGCTCACTAGACGGAATGCGACGGCCAGCGCCCTTAACGAAACCCTCTTCGCCCTCGTAATATTTAAGCACCTTGAATGGCGCGTAAAAGTCATTGCTCGCCAGAACCCGGTCCATCAGGTCTTGCGACATACGGCCTGAGTCCACTTGGATTTGCAGAGAACGTTTCATCACGTCCTGAAATTCTTGCCCTGCTTGCTGGACTTGCTGATAGGCGTCGGGGCCAATCTCGGCCTCTAAGTCGGCCAAGCCCTGCTGTGCTTTAGCGAGGGTCCAATCTCCCACGCGCTTGCGGGTAGGGTCTTGCGTAAGACGGTCCTCAATGCGGGCCAACGTAAGGTAGGTATCAAAGTGAGGGACGTTCTCTTTGGGCAGTTTACCAATGACGTTCTGGAGAAGTTCCACCTCGCCCTCAGCTTGCACCGGAGCACCAGCCAAGCGTTCAAATCCGCGCTCTAGGTCGTAGTAGCGGTTAGGCGTAAAGGTTCTTCCGGTATCCTTGTAAAGACTGCGTTGAGCCTCACCAATAGGGGCGTATCGCGTGTTGTAGCGATAGCGGAAGTTAGTGTAGGCATCGCCAATCTTTTCAAATAGCGATTCACTCCCCTCTTTCGGCGTAAGGATAGTATCAACCTCCTTAAGAACCGGAGAAGTGTAGTTGCGGATAGGCTTGGCCAGCGCCTTGCTTGCGACCTGAGTAACCAGACCACCGCCCACCGTGCCCCCGATGGTGCCTAACGCAGCGTTGCGCAATCTGCGGGCTTGAAACTCTTGCTCAGACTCTCCCTCTTGGCGCTCAGTGGTTGCAAAGCCAGTTACGCCACCAATGCCACCACCAGCGAGAGGTCCAAGGATTTGCGGATTAACCCGGCCAAACTCATCCTGCATACGCTGAGCCTGTGGAGAAAGCATAGGCTCACTGACTTGCGGCAATACTGGAGTCTCGGCTTCGATTTGCTGGAGAAGTCTAGCGCGTTCCGCCTGAGCCATACCGGGGCGCGTATCAAGCATCTGGAGTTGCTGATTAGCGGGCGAACTCGTAAGGATAACTTGTTCGGGTTGCGCAAGTCTTGCGGCTTCTGCTTGCTGAATAGCTTCTTCGGCTTTAGCCAAACGGAATTGCTCCTCAAGTTGGGCCTGACGCTCAAACACCTCACGCTGCGCAAGTTGCTGCTCTATGGCTTCAGCGGATTCTTTTGCGGACACAGTGGGCTTACCACCGGCAATAATCTCATCTAGCCTTTGGGCGGCTAGAGCACGCTCTTGGGATGCCGCTCGGGTAACAGCAGCATTTTCTGGTAGTCCGGCAAGGGACTCTGGTAGAATGGGTCCAAGCGCATTATCAATAGCACCACCAATGGAAGCATTAGCCGGAGGATTTGGCTGGATATTCACCATCTTGTTAATGCTTTCCTGAAGCGCGTAGGGACTACCTTGCGTAGCTGATGCGGTCTCTGCGGCTACGTTAGCCAAAGGAGCGGGCTTAGCGGCGTCAGCTAGGATTTGCGTGGACTTGGGAATCTGTGGAGCTTGCGGAGTAGGTAATGCCGCACCGCCAGCCGCCCCGATTAAACCACCAAGAAGCGCCGTATTACGAGCCTCTTCAAGTGTGGGCAATCTACCCTGCTCAAGCAAAGTCTGTCCGGCAAGTTGAGCCTCGCCTACGCCAACACCATATGCGGCTTCACCAGCGGCTTGAAGGAGTCGCGGGTTAATCACTCGCTCAAGTGCCGGAAGCATGGTGCCTACACGTCCAAGCGGAGGCAGGCCAGCGGAAGCTAAGTTAATCCCGGTTTCAGCAAGAGATTCCTCGCGTGGAGTAATGGCCTGTGCCCTTGGTTCAACCGCAGCCGCACCAGCTAGACCGCCAAGGATTGCGCCCGGAATAGCACCAACACCACCCGCCAAGCTACCAGCCGCGCCACCAACTAAACTGCCGCCCACTGCACCAGTAAGACGCTGGCCCATAGCCTGAATCTCGGGATTAGCTAAAACCGGCTCAACCGCTTGCAATGCTTGCGATGGAGCAAATCCAGTGGGCGCTACCTGAAAGCCTTCGTCGCCGCGCATCGTAATCGCGCCACCCGTAAGCCGATTTATCAGAGAACGCTGCGGAGGCGTAACCAACTCCGGCGTGGTCCGCATGATAAACTCAGCGTCGGTTTCTTTTGGCACTGCATTATCAAACTGGTCAAATGGATTGCCAGCCGGAGTATCGAATTGGTCAAATGGATTAGCCACGGCTACTTAGTATTTTAGCAGCAGCGCCTTGTCCAAACTTTTTATCAAATTCCTGCGCTAAATCTGGATTCCTGCGGAGATAATCTATGTGGGCCGAAGTTGGTTGTGATGCCGTTGACGGCGTAGGAGTTTTCGCGGGCTGAGTAGCGCCGCCAGATAAGCGGTTAATAAGATTAGAAACGGCTGGGTCTACGGCAGTATTGTTCTGTGGCTGTGAAACGGGAGGGGGAGCCGCAAGGTTTCCTTGACCACCAAGACCACTAAGGAGCGCCAAAATTCCGCTTTGAGTAACCGGACCCTTTTCTACTTCCTCAACCACTACAGCCGGATTATCCTTGTTAAAGTATTGGATAAATAGTGTGCCGTTGCGATTGATTGTGCGATTGGAAAGGGCCGGGTCTTTACTAAGACGCTCCTCGCGCAAAGTAGCAACCTGAGCGCGAAGTGCGTCATTCTGAGCTTTAGCTTCAGCCGCAATACGTCTAGTCTCGGCTTCCTGAGCGCGAATGGCAGCGATAGACTCGTTGTAAGCAGTCTTATCTTCTGCGGCTTGTCTTTGCTCCAGAGTCATAAGCGGGCGAGCGGCACGTTGCGAGGTGGTCACTTGGCCGGTTCTTGGGTCAACCGTGCGGACTTCCTCAATTTGCAGCAAGTCTGCCCCCGGAGGACGCCACTTAAACTCGGTCCCGGCATCAGTCATAGTAGTTACTTCGTCATAACGAGGACGCTCTTGTAACGAAATGCCAGTTACGGTCTCAATAGGCTGCGCAAGTCTAGCGTTCTGCAACTGTTGCTGTTCAAGATTAAGTTGCGCCAAAGCCTGACGCAAAGGACGGTCTTGCGCGTCTTGATAAATCTGAAGGAGGTTATTGCCTAAGCCAACTCCTTGTCCGATTGCGGGGAGAATCTGGCTATACTGTGGCGTGAGTAAGCGCGGGTCTGCCAACTGAGTGCTTGGCATTACGTTTACGCCGAAGCCGGAAGTAGTGATTGGACTAGCCATAGTTAGCGCCCTCCCCCAAATACTGCGGGACTAATAACTGAGGTTGTGTTTGCGGATGGACTAAAGCTAGACCACGGAACGGTAGCTGGCGATGCAGCGGATTTAGCACCGTAGTAGTTGCCCAAGAAGCTAAGTCCGGTTCCCATGAGTTGACCACCTAGAGCCGAAGTCTGATTAGCCGCACCCGCACGGAGGGCCAAAGCCTGTTGCTGTTGAGCATTCGCGGCGTTCGTGTTACCCACCGCAAGGTTAGCCACGGCGCTAGGGTCTAGGCCAGTCTGAGGCATCTGAATAGACTGTCCAAGTTGAGCAGCGGCAAGTTGTCGCGCAAAATCGCTTCCACTAATAGAGTTAAGCAGATTCGCGGAGTTAAACAGATTAGCTGTAGCATCCGAGGAAAGCCCCGCTTCCGCCTGACCCAAACTAGCGGCGTTCTGCAATCTGCGATTCATCAGGTCCAGACTCGTAAGCCCCAAGTCGCGGGCTACTACGTCACGGCCTAGACCTAAGTTGCCTGTATTCTGACCAGTCTGAGCTAGGGCGCGGCGAGTAACGGCGTTCTGCACATCCAGCGGAATAGCCCCACCTTGCGCCAAGTCTCCTTGTGCCTGAGCGATAGCTGCACGGAGAAGGGGAGAATCAGGGGCAGTTCCAGCCTGCGCGTAAATGCGATTAAGGAGTGCGTTAGTTTGCTCGTTAGGCGCGAGTCCAGCCAGCACATTTTGCAGGGATTCGGCGCGGAGTTGAGATGCACCCGGATTGTAGAGTTGCTCAAGAATTGCACCTTCTGCGGCATTACGAGCTGAGATTTGGCGTGCCTGTTGGTCCAGTGCTGCAATATCTACCGTGTTAGGCTTGGCATTAGCAGCCTGATTAGCGGCTTTACGAGCGTCTGATTGTCCTTTAGCGGCAAGGGCTACGCCTCCTACTGCGCTGGCTGCGGTGATGATTGGAATAGCTGGCATGTTTAATAGTTAGGCGTTAGCTGGATTTACGATTGTAAAATATGTTATGTCAACTGGTTTGCCTTTACGTGTATTGGGCCATGCGTTAGTCTCGCCCTCGGTCATTCCGACTGCTCTACACAGCCATCTCACTTGAGGCGAATCAGACCATGTGTAAGACCGGATAAACTCAGCCTTATCGTTCTCAAATACCCACTTGATAGCTGCTTTTGTAGCCCACATCGCGTCACGCCCACGGCAATTAGGCATCAGTGCAGTATGCGCCTCAACCCCTTTTCCTTGCCGTATAAGCCAAAATAAGCCACTTTCCACGCCGTTGCATACAACCTTGAGGAAGTATCCGGGAATGGTCTTAAACGCGGCGTAATAGCCTTCTACGGGTATCTCCTTGCAACTATCATCAGCCATCCCGTCAAGGATAGCGGGATTAGAGAAAACCGATACTGCGTAGTCTAAATCTTCGGTAGGCTCTATGCGTATGTCAGGCACTTATCTTACGCGATAACCAGAAAGAACCGTAGCATCAGGGAAGATTTCCACCGTTACTGCGGCATCAGAATCAAAGTTATACACCAAGGATACCGTAGTTCCCGCCGCAAGGTAGGCATAGGCAGCGCCGGTAATGGTGCGTCCATTGGTAGCATCAGGTCCAGACTCATCATTCAGCGGTCCAATAGGGTAGCCAATACCACTAGCGCGAATGTTTGCCGTGATGTTCAGGTCTGTAGGGCTACCACCAGAAGTGCTAATCTGAAGCGCGGCATTAAAGGCATAGAAGCCAGTCGCAGGAACAGTGAACTCATTGCTTGCGAAACAATTATCCGGGTCGAATACCTCACTGCCGAGGGCTACCGTGCCAGTCATAGTGCCGGGTCCAGCAAACACTACATTCTGCACCGCCACAGGCTTAGCTGAAAACGAACCTTGTCCCGCTACAATAGTCACGCCGGGAATACCCGCAATCGCGTTGGCAATAGCCGTATTCATTTGCGTGGTAGTGGAATAGTTCGCAAACTGACTTGCGTAAACATCCACCCAAGCGCCAGAATAGTATGTCTTTAGCGCGAGCGGAGAACCAGATACATTGGTCTCAATCCAGAACTGGTATAAGTTTTGGTCGGGGGCTGCATTGCCAATGAAGTATCCAAGAGACTCTTGGTTAATCGTGATAGGCACGTAAGCGCCATCCGTGTTAGACCATACCCACCACTCAATGCCGTTCTTAAGCCACGGGCCTACGTCGCTAGATGGTTCCGTAGAGCCAATCACAAATAGGGCGAAAGATTGCTGCGTTGTAATGCTAAGTCGTTGCGCGATAGCATCGGCCAACATCTGCGGCGTCCAGCTAAGATTGGGCGGCAAAGCCCCCATTTGGATATTAAGCGGTAGTGTAGGCATAGTTAAACGTCGTAGAAATAATCTGAATCTGTTACATCGCTTGCGTCGGTGCAAACATCAGTAAACTCAATACACGCCAAGATAGCCGCAGAGTAATACACGTCGATTACTCGCGGAGTGTTTGCGGAGAGCGTGATAAACGGTAGCGGCATTACGGGTTAGTAATTATGCGCGATAAATTACGCCGCCAAGTAATCTCAAGCAGGTGAGAATTATCCTTGGTCTGCGCTTGGTCGAAAACGAACACGGCCACAGTTGAGCCAAAGTCCTCAACTTTGATACCTCTAATGTCAGTTCTGTTGCCGTTAGATGCCTGCCACACAGCCACTACGTCACGATAGAAGGTTCCAGAAGTATATGCGGCAAGCGTTCCTGAACTGGCAACCGTGATGGTCCCCTCGGTATAAGAGCCGTTAAAAGTCGGAAGGGTTGAGCCGCTGGTAAGTCCAAGCGTCCCGTTACCCCTTGGTTCCAAAGATTGATTGCCAGCGCCAGATGAAGTATTGCCGTTTGTATCAACGAAACTCAGTCCACCGGTAGTTCCAGAGAAACCCTGCGCATTCGCAATATAGTCTCCGTCAGTGTTTGTAGCCGGAGAAACGGGCCATCCGGAAATTGGCGCTGTTTCAGCTCTTGCGGTATTGGGCGTAATCAGGACGGACAGTTCGTAAACCACCCGGAGTTGCTGAGAGGCAAGCACACTAACCGTTCCACCAGCAATAAGCACACGGGAGAATAAGTTATTACCAGCAGAGTTTGTGTATGACCACCCTAGCTCGGTATAGTTTTGCGGGGAAACTTCTGCGCTAAAATCAAAGGTGCGCTTAAGTGTTCTGGTTGCAGTCCCAGCATTGCTAGTAGTTCCGCAATTACCCGAACCAGTCAGGTATGTATTCGTGCGCTTTACCTCAGTCGCAAGTCCGGTTTGGTCTACTGCCCATACTGTGAATAATTGAGCCACAGCCGCATTACTACCAGATACAGATACCGAAGTGCTGGTGCCAAAAGCCGTGATATACTGTTCGGTTCCGTCGTCGGTTACAAGCAGCTCGCCAACCATTCCAGCAGTAAAGATACCAGCAGAAGCCGTAGCAGTCCCCGCCGCAATAGTCACCGTAACCGCGCCTGAATCCACGTAGGTTGGGGTAGTGCCTGTCCCAACTGCACAACTTGCAAAGCAGCTACCAAGACTTGCCGTGCCAGCGCATACAAGGTCAAGTCCTTGGTCTAGAATAAGGTTATTCTTCCACGGGCGGTCTTCTACTATGCTACCATTGTAATCCACTACTTGGACCTTATACCTTCCAGCAACACCCATGCCGCTGTTAATGGTGCGTTTGCGATAGTCGTAAATCTTCATGTGTAATAAGAACCGGATGCGATTACTGAGCCTAGACTTGAATCCTCGGAATACGAACCACCGCCAATGATAACCAAAACGTATTCCCCATCTTGGATAAGAGAGCCTAAAGAGCCTGATTCGGCGTAACCTCCACCTTGGATAATCACTAACTCATAGTTTCCGTCCATTATGATAGAGTCAAGTCCCGCGTCATCACTTTCTGATACTTCTACGATAATGTTGAGATATTGGCCTGCGCTGATAACGCTGCCCAAATTAGACTCATCCAGATAGGTTCCGCCAACCACGATAATATCCAAGTATCTACCGCTATTGATAACGCTGCCAAGTGAACCAGCGTCCTCCTCTGAAATAGGCGCAAGAGGATAGACCGGGGACCGAATCGCATAGTTTTGTGTGAATACGTCATTGATTCTCCTTTTGACGTATAGTATCTCACGGTATTCCTTCGTATCCACCTTCTTTATTGAAAGCACAGGGAATGGAAAGTTGGTTGCGTTATACTCTACGCCGAAATTATCTCGCTGGTATCTCGCCTTAATCTGCCCGCCATTGACGTAATAACAGATAACGTCGGTATTGCTCGGGTCGGTTTGCGATAGAAGGATGCCATTGTAAAGAAGTCGCGGAGTAACGCCAGTAAAGCTATAGGTCGTTGGAACGCCTAGAACATTGCGCCTGACTTCAATGTGACCGTCAGAGAAGCCTATGGCAAAGACCGGCTCGGAGTTTTGGTCAAAGGATAGGCTGATAGCCACGGCCAACTCCAGCGCCACCGGGAAAAGCGACAATGGGGCTGGGTCTAATTCGTTGGAGTCCTTGCCATAGGATACATTCCCCACGCGGGTATCTAACTTCACTTCCCAGCGTGTAACAAATGGCGTATCCTGTTCCACCCCTTCTACTTCAGGTCCGGAACAGTAGTCTATCCATTGGCAGATTTCCCAATTAGGATTCATTGGCGTATGCCTCAAAGCCCAAGTCTCCGTAAATCGGAATGGGCGTAATTGAGGCTTGTCCTTCTAGGTTTTCCCATCGCGGCTGTTCCTCGTATGGGTCGTAAATATAGCAATCCACGCAAGTAGATGGACTTACCACGCACGGAAATAGAACCGGCTGGTAGTAAACATCCACCACTCTAGGAGTATGTGGAGCGAGGGCGAGAAACGGAATGGACATTACGACATTACGGGCTGGCTGTTGACCACCACGTAGGTTGAATCTGAGCCTAATAGCGCCGCGTCTGACTCATAAACACCGGGCGCAATATCAGTCATGTAAAGCTGATTCACGGTCTGTTCCACGGCACACTGCGCCAGATAGTCTGCGTTGCGCTGAGATACTGCGCTAGTGACCGTCTTGCTAATCTCCACCTTGGCCCCGTAGGCAGTAACCGTCTCGCCTTTGGCCGTAGCCGTGTATTGCGTGAAAGAACCGCCATCCACCAAGAATGAAAGCCCGCTGCAACCTGCGGCATTAAGCGTGCGCGGCCCAACCTCATCTTCCTCGCAATCGCCATCCTCGCGTTCCGGCGAAGTATGCAGGTAAATTTGATAGGCTTGGACTCCCATTTGACCGGACCATACTAGGAGTGCGCCAAAGGCATAGTCTATCATGTTGCCTTCCTTGGACTCTACGCCGCATTCGTTACACTCATCGTTGGCCGTCTTGTTTGGCGTGCGAATAACCCTAGCTTGCGGGCGATTTCCGACCATTAGCGGACCATCCTGAGAGTAAGTCTGGTTTCCGTAGATTTGCCCTGCGGTTGCCTCTAAATGCCACGTCTTCTGAAGCTGATACCCACCTTTCGTTGATGCAATGTAGCTACTTACGTCCACGGAACCGTAGATTTCACGCAGATACCACTTAGTCCAATCATATTCCTTCAGCATCAGGTTGCCGTTGGCGTGTTCCTTCGTCTGTAAGAAGCAGGTAATCGGGCATCCGTTGTCCGTTTTCTCGGAAAGCATACCCTCCCAAATCCGGTTCTTCCCGTCGTAGTCTATGGATGCGAAGAAGATTCTCTCTGCGCCGTTTACGAGTCCACGCGCCCACTCTACGGGACGCCAACCAGTCCAGTAACCCGGCCATGCGTTTACGTTGCCCTCAAACGGAGCTTGGTCTAGCACCCACGTATGGCGGTTCAGCACGTCACCACTGGGCACAGAGACAAATAAGTAGTTCTCGTAGAAGCTCGCGCATACTCCAGACAAGTCCGGTCCCAAGTAAGCCTTGGACGTGAACATTTCGTTGTCCTTGTAGTCGATTCTGGACGTAAGGTTCTGGCGAAGTGCCGCGTCAATGTTGGTAAACCCCTTAGCCGAGAACCACCAAGTAAGCCCGTATTGCGTGACTAGCGAGCGCGGGGCTACACACCCCAAGGACGGGATAATGATGCGCTGAAACGACGGCGTGGATAGCCATGCGGTGCGGTCTTGGATGGACGACTGAAAGAAGGTTCCACTGTTCTCCGTAAATACGATAATTCCTTGGTCATCCGGCGTGGCAATGATGCCCGTAATCTCACTAGGCAGGTAGAACGCACGCCCTTCCGCCAAGTAAGTAGCCTCGGTGAACTTCAGTGGGTTTCCAATGTCTGAGGCAAAGAGTTTATTCCCCTGACTCACCCATAGCCGGTTTCCGCTCCAAATCATCCACAGCCCAACGGGGGTTTCCTGATAGCCCTCCACGGCAATATCCGTAGTCTCGGGCGGGGGTGCTGGGTTGAGGTGTCTCGCTACGCCGCCATCCCAATAAGCAGCCCGCGTAACGCCATCCTGAATCATCAGCACGCTATACGGGTTGTCCAAGGTGATTAGCTCGCCGGATTCGTTAAAGTCCGTGCTTTTGAGCGCCGTAGCCCACGCGATATACTTGGACGTAGGATTAAACTGCAACTCACACAGTCTGCGATAGCTGGTAAAGGGCGCGGCTGAAACGTAAATCTTTCCATCCACCGCAGCCACTAACTGTTGCACCCCGTTATCCGGAGTGAATAGGGTAAGCCCCTGAAGGTTTCCGTCAGGGAGGCAAAGTAGCGATTTACTACCGGGCCTAGTTTGCACAATGCCACCGCGATTAACGCAGTTCTGTGACATGGTGTATTCCGTGTCAGTCAGGTTAATCGGACTGGTATAAGAATCCGCCCCGCTAAAGAGGTAGGAAGCGCCAACTACTATGGTCTGTTCGTCAGCCATAGTTTAATTCCCCCATTGGTTGCCGGGTCCGTTGCCAGTTCCCCACCCCCAGCCTCCATAGATAAGACTATCTTCGTTGTCGCCTGAGCCATAGGTGGAGTTAATGATTTGCGGGACTCGCGGGCCAGAAGGACGCTGGTTCTCAATCTCCTCAGACAAGATTCTAGTAGCCTCATCTTCCGCCGTCCTAGCCTTGTCCCATTGGTCATCCTTGCGATACTTAACCGCACGGCAGGCAAGGCGCAAAGCCTCGTTGTTATCAATGTTAATGAAGTCATTCAGGCTACGAATGGCGATGTTTGTTTTCTTATACTTAATCCGCACCCATGACTTATACGGGACACTTACACGGCGATAGCGCGGCAAGGTCTCACTAGGCTCGTAATAGCCAATCTTGGTCTGCGACACACCATCAGCAGCGTTTACGGCAATCAGTTTAACGTAGCCGCGAGTGGCTTCCTTGCTGATATTATAGATGGCAGAGATAGCCGGAACGTCAGGATTGCGAGCGGAGAAGCCAAAGATGGTTGGGACAAGGAATCCTTCTTCCATTGTGCCATTCGGTCCTTCGGTGAAAATCTTCTTGCCGTTGGCATCCGTAGCATAGACTCGCAACTTCTTGTTGTTGTCAGCGGCAGACTCTACTTCAGCCATCAAGTAGGCCGGTTCGGTAATGTCGCGATAGGTGCAAACCTCGCCTAGTTCAGTGATAACTCCACACGGGCCAAAGGTAGAACCGGGACCGTTAATGTGATACTGAAAGAACTGGTCCTGAAGCAAGACGGGAGCACCGCATACGTTAATGCCTAAGATGGTGCCTACGTCGCGGGGAAGCGTAAGGATGCCGTTTTGCGTGCAAATGGTAAGCTCACCTAGTCCGGCGTCATATCCCTGCGTCTTGTTAGAGAGCAGGCGTATAGCGTCAGTTAGACCGGAAAACGTAGTGGCTTCGTCGCATGTAGCTAAAGCCTGCTTCGCTTCTGAATAGAAGTCCCGAGTAAACATTAGTCTTCGTATTCCTCATCTTCGACCACCATCTTGCGCTTTTCCTTAATGCGATTCTTGGCCGAACGCGAGAAGGCATCAGCCATACTTTCCATACCAAGCTCTTCCTCCTCCTCATCCTTCACCTTGCCGATAGGAGTCATGTCGTAAACCTCGATTTCGTAGGAATAGCACTCTTTGCCGTCTTTATCCTTCTCTACGCGCTCAATAACTTTACCCTCACCTGAGAACTTAAACCGGCCTTCTGGAAGTTTAATCTCCTCCTCCGTGCGAATGTAGATAGACGGATAGACCACCTTATCTTCGGCGGCATCCATCGGCATTGGCATATCGTAGCCTTTCATCTTTTGTCCGAGGTTCATAGTAGTTAGATTACAAAGTTGTGCCACATGCCGAGTCCATCAGAACGCAGCGTTGCGGTTTCGTATTGGTTGAGAGTGATAGAGGAAGCACCAAAGATAGTATCCGTGCCATCACAGACAACGGTTACGTCGGCAGTTCCTTTATTTGAAATGAGATAGGTCTTTCCCGTGTTCGTGCTGGAGGGAGGCAAATCAATGTCAAACGCAGAACCGCTATTGGCCACCACCATCTGTTGCGTGGTAAGCGTAATTGCCGTGCTCACTACGGAGACGGATACGTTCTGGCTGGCGAGGGACGCCATTGCATCAGCCGTTCCTTGGATTGTCGCTGTCTTTACGTCACCACTGGAGTCTTGGCGGATAAGCAGCAAGTCAGCCGCGACTGGCGTTACCGTAGGATAGTTACTAGAGTTAAATTGAGACATGATATTAGCCGATTTCAGTTAGAATTGGAGAGTCGTCTTGGTCAAGGATTGCGGAACAGTTTTCGTCATAGACAATGGAGTAGATTTTGAAGCTCTCCGTTTCCGCGTCGTAAACCACCTCGGGGTCTGTTTCATCGCAGTCATTGGCTGGAATCTCGGGTGCCTCGCAATCAATCTTGATTCTGCGCGGGAAGAGTCCACCCATATCCGTAACCTCGGGGTCACTAAAGTCTCCGCAACAATTACGGTCAGGATTGTTATTTCCGCAGCAGGCCATTACGATTGAGAGTCTTCCGGCTTAACTTCCTTTGTCAAGGGTAGTGCCTGCGACTTGCCAGCCCTAATCTCGTTGCGGATTTTAACCGCCCAATAGATAAGAACCAAGATACCCGTGGGCACACCAAGGATAACCGTAATGGCGGCGGCGGGGCCTTTGATAGCCTCCAGCCACACAAGCACGTTACCAAGGATAGGAACCCCACTGAATAATGTGGCCCTTACTGGATTGATAGATTCGATATACTGCATAAATCTCATTTTTCCCCCTGCAAGGTATCGGCAATACCTTCCTTATATTTTAGCCGACTCACGAACCAGTAGCCAATAGCCACAACGATTAGTCCAAAGAACCACTTTGAGTATTCAACCAGCAAGAAAGGTCCGGCAATCATTCCGATACCTACCGCTCCGACTACTAAAGCCGTGTCCTTACCACCTATTAGCCCGCGAACTACGGGATGGATAAAGCCCACTGCGCCAATCAAAAGGACTGCGATACCGACATACTGCACGCCCTTGAACGAGCCTAGTTTAGCGCCAATCTCACGCGCAGAGTCATACCAGCTACCGCCGACTACTTGAGTCACCCCTTGCTTGACGTGTTCCGTGGTCTTAGTGCCAGCAGGAACAGGCTCTTCCACGGTCACTTTCCGCCCATCGGGATACTCCGTTACGGTCTTGCGCACGGTATCATACGGCACTTCCACGGTAATGGTCTTCTCAAAGCTGACATCTTGCGAACTCGCGCTATTAGGGTTATCCGGCTGCGTTATAGTCGCATTTGGCAGGCTATTTGGCGAAGTTGAGGCTACGCTACCAATTGCGTGAGAAATCGCTTCTAATGGGCTGGAAACGGTAGCAGAACCACCTTTCTGCGGCTTGATGTTGCTGCACCCGACTAGGCCAAGAATAAGTGATAGTATAACAAACATCCTCATTAGTATTTGTGGATGCGGACTACCTTTCCGAGATATGTTTGCGGTGTAATGTATTCCCAGTTTTCGTAACGTCGGTTATTATCTCCAGTTGCGATAATACCGCTGTCCTCAATGGAAGCAACGCGGTGGACTACGACATTGCCGTTATTCCACTTTGGCTTGTAGAGGATAATGTCACCCACTTCCAACTTATCAAACGAGGTGTTATCGGCGACGACATACCAGCCGGGCTGAATCGCGGGCAGCATGGACGTTCCTTGGACAATGTAGTGCCGTCCACTAACTGCACCAGCCTTAGCGAGCGCCGCAAAGCCTGCGGATAACTTATCAGGATAGCTAAACACAGGAATCTCCTTTTTCTTTGGAGCGCACCCCGACGCTACCAGAATCAGAGCGATTAGGAGAAGTTTACTCAGCAGGCTTTTCATCAGGGATTTCCACATACGGATAAAACTCTTCCGTCTCTATTGCGCTGGCAAGTAATTCTTCGTCAAATGCGTCTTCTATGCAACCATCGTATAGGATTCCAAACTCCTTCCCGTTGGTGAATACTCCAGACCAAGACCCTCCTTGCGCGTCCTCCATGAAACTAAGGAACTGAAATGCGTAGGAGTCTGCTTCTTTGGCGTCCTCTAGCGTGGCGAATGGTATAATTTTAATCATGGCGTTAGACGGTGAATCCCCACTTGTTACCTGCGTAGTTTGCGAATTGGTCAAGCTGTGCCGTGGACTGCGCGGCGGAATATAGCGCAAATTCATTAACAGTCTCATTTCCATTGCTAGTTCCAGCCGAATTGGAACCAATAGTAATGCCGCCAAGATTGGCCGCACCCGCATTTCCTGTGGTAGCGACTCCCTTGTTTACACGAAGCTGCGAACTTGCACCATTGAAGATGGCAGATAGATTACCAATGGTTTTAAGTGCGAGCCCGGTATTGCCAGCAACCGAAGAACCGGCGTTAATATTAATTTGGGGAGTAGATGTAGTCTGGATGGAAGCACCAGAATTAGTGGCGTTTCCATCCCAAAGGTAATCGCCAGAAGTCCATGTAGTAGCTCGTCCCACGAACTGCACCGTCTCCGGCTGACTTAGCGCAAAAGCAGGAGCCTTAAGATAATCATTACTCCCGTCGAAATACAGCGCTGGCGCAGTGACTATCGTGGCCCCGTTGTTAATCGTGATGGTTGCGGCGTTGGCGCTGGCGTCAAGTAGGGTTGAACCGGTGGAGTAGTTTTGCGCGTTGAAGTCGAAAGCGAGGGTGCCGTTGATGCCGTTGTAGATTTGGGCGCGGAAGATTCGGCCATTCGTCATTCCGTTTGTGCCGTTGGCTCTCGCCCCGATGTTTAACGCGGCGGTGCTGTTAAATATGGACGCGATTGCGATGGTTTGGTCTGTTCCTAATTGAGACCAAGATACTCCATTGGAAGATGTAAAGAATTGAACGCGGCCATCAGAAGACCTCCAAGTCGAGCGAATCCAGTTTGTCGAACCATCTGCGAATCCAACTGACACACTACTTGTCGCACCAACATCTGTTGAACCATCCTGAGACAGAGCGAGATTTAAGACACCCGTTGCTGCTATCGCTAAATAATATGAACGAATTGAACCAGTATCATTTTTTCCAAGAACGATAGTAAATGAGCTTGGCGTCCAATCCACCATCGCCAATTCACACCTCAAATCAATATCCCCCGTAATATCCAGCGCCGCCGAATCCGGCGTGCTCAAATAGTTACCAGAAGTCCCATTCAAATACGCATACTTACTCCCCGTATACGGCAAGTAAATTGGCTGGTTTGCAACCGTCCCTTGATAAAGGTCGCGCTCTCCGCTGATGCGTGCGCCGGTTGCACCGGAGGTATTAATGGTTACGGTAGCCGCGTTAGCTGAAGATTCGGTGAAGCTGGATGCAAGCTTAGCGGCTAGACTAAAGTTGGCGTCGAATGCAAGCGTGCCGCCGATTCCACTATAAATCTGAGTCCGGTAATTACTACCAGTCATCACGCCAGATGCTCCACCAGTGAATGCGCCAATGGCCAATGCGTTAGTCGAGTTCTGAATGGACGTTACGCCAGCTTGCGTTACTACCGTTCCTAGTTGAGTCCAAAGGCCGTAGGTTGTCCCGGTGTAGAAAGTAACCGTGTTCCCCGCAGCGCCGTTATCCACGTCCAGTGTAGCGCGAATTGAACCACGCGCAAAGTCCGCGAATCCGGTTCCAACCGAAGACGTGGCTGAAAGAGTTGCCGCACCAGTAGACCAAAAAAGCGTGATGGTTCCAGCGGTATTAACCTGAAGCATATACTCAAGATTAGCCGGAACTACTGAAGTTCCTTTGGCTACAATAACTTGATTAACGCCCGGAGTCCAGTCAGCAAATCTTAAGTCTGCGCTAATATCCAAGTCTCCAGTAAGGCTAATTGCTGCTGAATCGGGCGTGCTTGCGTAGTTGTTCGCTCCACCAGTAAGCACTAAGCAATTCGTTGCGCTATTACCGCTCTTATCTCCCACCAGACTAACGCGGTTCGCGCTATCTACTCGCAGCGACGAGAAATCCGATACGTCATACCACGCGGATAGATTAGGCAACGACTTAGGGCTAAACGCGCCCCAAAATGAAAATGGAAATATCATTTGTTAGCTAAAGTTTTGCACGGACGAACCGTAGATAGTTGAGCCAATCTTTACGAAAGTAATTACGTCAGTGAAAGCTCCGATAGTCTGGACTGGTTCCGTGCCTCCACTCCACTGCACCGCCGCTGGCCATGTTACAGTGTAATTACCAGCCGTGTTAGTTACGGCCACCACGATAGTCTGACCATCCGTATCGTTGCTGAAGGTAAAAGTGGTGTTCGCGCTTAAGGTCTTTCTAAAGGTCTTGGCGAGGGACCAGTCAATGTTGCTGGCGGCAATGACTACGGTTGGCGATGGCTCTATGTCTATCTCAGTGAGGTTAACTACGCCAGTCTGGCCGTTTACTGAGATTACGTCGCCGGTTAGGCCGGAATTTACGATTTCGGCTGTGTTCAGAATGATCTTTTTTAGGGATATGGCGGGCGAGTCATTGGAAGTAGGATATTCGGCGGGCATGGCTTTAGTTGTTTTCTGCGATGAAGGCTGTGTAAATGATGGTCTTCTTTTGAGACTGTGGTTCTGAGTCTAGTGCGTTAGGTTCTATCCCGCTAAAGCCTTTGTCTAGCGCGATGTAGTAAAAGTTACGGGCGATTTTCTGCCAGCTATCGGGCATAGAGTCATTCCAACTAGGATATTCTGGTTCAGGCATAGGAAAGTGTGTAAGTTTCTTTCATTTTGTTAAGATTTACATTGATTAATGCAAAAGTCCGAACATATGTTATCACTATTATGTATACCCATAAAGTTCCAGACTTGTCCCTTGTTGGACAGAAAATCGGAAAGCTTACTGTTGTAAGTTTTTCTCATCGCGCTAAATACAGAAATCAGTTCATGTGCAAGTGCGATTGCGGAATGGACCACCTCGTTCCAGAGATTGCCCTTAAACTTAAGAATACCCGTTCTTGCGGCTGTCTTCAAAAAGAGCGGGCAAGCGAGGTTAAAACGACACACGGAGGAACTAAGGGCGGAAAGATGCCTCCAGAATACACCACACTCATGGCAATGATTGCGAGATGCACAAATCCCAAAAACATTTCCTATCCCAAACCGGGAAAAGGATGGTCCATTGGACGAATTGATAACTCCAAGGGATACGAGCCGGGAAACGTAAGGTGGGAAACGGCCACACAGCAGGCTCAAAACAGAAGCATATGCCGTTACATTACTTATAACGGAGAGACCCATTGCCTGACAGAATGGGCTAGGCGCTTGGGTATCAATAGAACTACCCTTGCCGTAAGAATAAGAATACATGGGGTTGATTGGGCATGTTCTACTCCCCCGCCACAAGGGGCGGCTATTGGGC